TAAACAGCTCTTTATTCGCATTTGTTCAGAGTTGCTAGAGTTTGGGCGCTGTGGGCTGCTTGTCGATGTTGATGCTAACGGAGTGCCATATTTCGCCTTATATGATGCGTTATCTATTATCAACTGGAAGGAAAACAGTATCGGTGGTCGAAAGGATTTAAAACTGTTAGTGCTCGAAGAGCAATTTGATAATAGTGAAGATGAATTCGGGCACGAAACTAAAACGGTTCACCGCGTTCTATCTATGGATGATGGAGCATTAGCGGTCCGATTGTTCGATGGTTTAAATGTGGAGGATAAAACTCCTGATCTCGGCGGTAATCAACTTTCTTTCACACCATTTGTTTTCTGCGGTGCCACTAGTAATTCCCCAGATGTAGGTACCATACCGCTTTTGACAATGGCCAAGGCTGCTCTGAAGTATTACCAGCTCAGTGCAGATTATTACCAGTCTCTTCACCATACGGCCCATCCGCAACCTTGGATTAGTGGCCTTGATGATGACGATGATGATGATATTAGCGTTACTGGTGCTATGGCTGTCTGGAGTCTTCCTCCAAATTCACAATGTGGTTATTTAGAAATTTCAGGTAACGGCATTGAACTCACTAAAAAGGAAATGGATGCACAAAAGAATTCGGCATTAGAAGCTGGAGCTAAAGTAGTTGATACCAATACACAGGAATCAGGTGAGGCACGCCGTGCACGTCAGGATGACCAGCAGGCAAGTCTTCACAGTATCGTGATGTGTGCAGCTGCAGCAATTGAACAAGCCATTAAGTATGCAGCGCAGTGGTTAAAGCTGGATTCGACAAAATATTCATTTACGGTTGAACCTGAGTTTATTGTGCAGGTCACGGATATTAATCTTGCAAAACAGCTTTATGAGGGTGCTATTTCAGGGAAAAACTCTTTCCGCACATATTGGGAATACCTGATGACAGGTAAATTACCAGCTCACGACTATCAGGAAGAAGTGAAGCGGGTAGAAATAGAGCGAGATAACACTCCTTTGTAGAGGTGATGTATGGCTTCAAAAGAAGATAAATCATTGATTGAAGTACTTACCCAACATCAGGCGTACTTATATCGGGTGTCTTCTCAATCTGTTAATGAGCTACTAAAAATCTTTAATGATGAGTCAATATTAATGTTGGCAAAGCTTCGGGATTTGCTTGATGAATTAAATGATTCTGAAAAGATGGCTCTAGCAAGTGGACAGTACACAACGTCAAATCTGAAGGAAGTTCGTGATCTGATTGCTCAGTGGTTTACTGCAATAAACACTGCATTACCTGAAGCTTTCGCTGTTTCTGCTACTGCCTTGGCTGTTTATGAAGCCAATTACACGGCGAAGCTATATGGCGGCAAGATCAAAAAGCCAAATGGTGAAAAGCTATATGCAGCAGCTAAAAAAGTACCGTTGGTGGGAGGAGCACTGGTTGATGAGCTGCTTTCTAAGATTGCTGAAACTGCACGCCAAAAAGTTGAGTATGCCATTCGGGATGGTATCAACTCAGGTAAAACAAATCAGGAAATAGTTCAGCGCATTCGCGGCACCAAGCGGCTTAATTATGAGGATGGGCTTCTAAGTAGCAGTAAGACTGATATCGACCGTACGGTGAGAACAGTTCGTAGTCATGTAGCCAATCAAGCTTATCTCAATAGCTTTAACCAGATTGGCTTTGAATACGTAAGACTGGTAGCAACTTTAGACGGAAGAACTTCAAAACTTTGCGCAACTCTTGATGGTTCCGTATGGGAGATTAACGATCCGGCAAAGCGCGTACCGCCGTTGCATCCTAATTGCCGAAGTATTCTGGTACCTGTAGAGAAAGACGGGAAATTAGTTGGTGAACGGCCATTTGTTATGGACGAACGTCGAGTTAAAGACATCCCGAAAGAAGAGCGTAGCCAGTTAATAGGGCAGCTAGATGCCAATACTACGTTTAGAGAGTTCTTCAAGAAGACAGATGATTTCTTTCAAAGAGAATGGTTGGGGCCGAAACGTTACAAGCTCTATAAGGAAGGAAAATTTGATTTTGATAAGTTCTTCGATCCAGAGGGGCGGTTATATACATTGGACCAACTTCGAAAGTTGGATGAGCAAACCTTTAAGGAGTTGGGCTTATGAGTGAGTCAAGACATTTAGTGCTAAAGCGTCACCCTACTTTGAAAGGTTATCTGGTTATTTGTGATGAAGAAACTGGACAACCACTAGCTGGACAAAGAGCAGTACAGATGAATTCTGATGCCTTAAATGGACCTGCAACAATTACTGTAACTTTTGAAGCATATGGTGCTCATGGTGTTCGCTTACTGACTGATGAACCAAGGCCGACTCAAACAAAGCAAATGTAGCGAAAGGTACTACAAATGTCTGAAAAGCAAATCAATATGTCGGATGCTCAATATATTCTGAGCACAAAATTAATTCTGGTGCCATTTCTTCAAATTAAGATTTCAAGAGCCATGGCAATTTATGGTTTTACTTTTGAAAGATTAAAAGCGATTGCACTCATCAATTAGAACTTAATTTTTAACCTTAGCACCTTCGGGTGCTTTTTTTGTGAGAAGAAAATGATCAAAGAAGTAACAGAGCAAGAGTTAGCTGAAAAGTCTGTGGCACCCCGAGTAACTAAAGCGCAAATTGATTCATTGATGGAGCGTGTTACATATACGGTTGAGCAACGCCCCGGTGGCACGACATCTACTTTTGTCCATGCATTTTTAGATGGAAAGTTTTTCCTAGCAACGGGTTTTAGTGCATGTGTGAATGCTGAAAACTTTGATGCTGAAATTGGTGAGCGTATGGCTCGTGGAAATGCAGAAAAGTCAGCTGAAAATAAACTTTGGGAGCTAGAAGGCTACCGTTTATTTGCAACAAATTACTAAGTTTTCAATCGAAATTTAGCGTCCTTAGGGGCGCTTTTTTAATGCCTTGAGATAAGTCTTTACCCAATCAAACGAGAGGTTTGAACATGTCATTGCCATTTATTGTTGATTCACTTGATGCAATCAAAGAAGAACACCGAGCTTTATATGTCGAGGAAAACGGGAAGTTTCGCCTCGACTTAGAAGGTTATGAAGATCCAAAAGGTTTGAAATCTGCACTTCAAAGCGAGCGAGATGCTGCTAAGAATGCAAAGTTGGAACTTCAAAAACTTCAGAAACAATTTGAAGGAATTGATCCTGAAATTGTTAAGAAAGTCTTTGCTCAAATTGACCAGGATGAAGAGGCCAAATTAATCGCAGAAGGCAAGGTTAACGAAGTGATTCAGAAGCGCACCGAGAAGATGCGTGAAGAGCATGAAAAGTTACTGAAGGCCGAAAAAGAACGTGCCGATAAAGCCGAAGCTTATGCTCAAAAGTTCAAGCAATCAGTAATTCAAAGCCAAATTGTGCAGGCTGCAATTGAACTTGAAGCATTGCCAGAAGCGACCCCTGATATCGCCTTTTTAGCTCAGTCAAAGTTTGCATTAGATGAAAACGGCAAAGCTGTGGCAGTTGATGAAAACGGGGAAGTAGTCATTGGTAAAGACGGCCAAACACCGATGACCCCAAAAGAATGGGTTGAATCTCTACGCGAGCAAAAACCGTATTACTGGCCTAAACCTAATGGCATGGGCGCACCTGGTAGCAACAATTCAAAAGGTCAGCCAGACATTCTCAAAGCAGATGGCTCGGTAAATATGACCAAATTGGCGCAATTACGAAATGAAAACCCGCAACTAGCTAAAGAGCTAGCGGCAAAACACGGTATTAAACTTTAAGGAGTAAAGCCTAATGGCTGAGACAAAAATTGCTGATGTAATCGTACCTGAGTTATTTACTCCGTACGTATTAAATAAGACTGCCGAGAAGTCTGCATTATGGCAGTCAGGCATTGTTGGGGAGCTTGATGAAAAAGTCGCTTTTGGTACAGAAGGCGGTACCACAGTAAATATTCCTTTCTGGAATGATTTAAGCGGTGAGTCCGAAGTACTTTCAGATGGTAAAGCTCTTGGGGTAAATAACATCACGGCTGGTAAAGATATTGCTATTTTGCATGCCCGTGGTAAGGCTTGGGGTGCAAATGATTTATCTAAAGCATTATCTGGTGATGACCCATTGGGTGCGATTGCTGATCTTGTAGCAGATTACTGGGCTCGTGAATTTCAGGGGTTTACCGTAAATACACTTAAAGGTGTATTTGGGTCTGCAAGCATGGCAGGTAATACCCATGACATTTCGGCTGGTACTGGAGCAGCAGCCGTAATTGATGGTCATTCATTTATCGATGCATCTTATAAATTGGGAGATGCTGTTGATAAATTAACAGCGATTTCAATGCACTCATTCACAATGGCAGCACTAGCCAAGCAAGGTTTAATTGAAACTGTGCGTGATGCTGATGGTGTGGTGCTTTACAAAACTTTTATGGATCGCCGTGTGATTGTCGATGACGGTATGCCAGTGGATGGTGATGTATTTACCTCTTTCTTGTTTGGCCAAGGTGCGATTGGTTTCCAAGATATTGGTGCACCAGTTGGTGTAGAGACTGACCGAGACAGCCTAGCAGGTACAGATATTCTTATTAACCGCCGTCACTTTGTATTGCATCCTCGTGGCATTAAGTGGGCAGGTGATACAGGTATTGCACCTAATAATGCTGGTCTAGCAACAGCCGCAAACTGGGAACGTGTCTACGATCCTAAACAGATCCGTATTGTGGCATTCAAGCACAAGATCAAATAACAAAAAGGCGGGTAACACCGCCTTATCTTTTTGGAGATCCACATATGGGACTTTCATCATTTAACCGTGCACGGGAAAGACAACAAATGACAGAAACAAAAATTGCTGAACTCGAAGAACAACTGGCAACAGTAAAGGGCGAATTTATTGCCTTTCAAAATGATACCGAAGCAATGAAAGCACGTATTGCTGAACTTGAATCAGGTGAAGGTGGTCAAACACCTGAAGATGACCAAAAACCAAGTGATACTCAACCACAACCAATTAACTATGCTGGTCTAAAAGTAGATGAGCTTCGAGCTGTACTAACTGAAAAAGGCATTGCATTTGAAGCAGGTGCTAAAAAAGATGAACTTTTAGCATTAATTCCAAAGGAATAATTCATGAGCTTTATCACTGAACAAGAAGCGATAGAACATGTTGAAGGCTTTGATGCTTTATCTGCCAGTGATAAGGCTCAATACCTCCAAATGGCCGAAGCATATCTATTAGCACGTAACGTTAAGCCTTATGAAGATGCTACCCAAGTACCTGAACCTTTAAAAACGGCCTCCTATCAAATCATCAAGGGCATTATGAAAGGTGATCTATATCAAGGGCAGGAACAGGCACTAAAACGTAAGAAGGTCAAAGCTGATACGGTTGAGACCGAAAAGGAATATCAGGACGGATCAGTAAAGCTTAGTGCAATCGAACAATTCATTCTTGATTTGATTAAGCCTTACAGCAAACGAAAAGCTGTATTTTTTGTCAGGAAAATTTAAATGGGCTTACGTGAAGAAATTCAGGCAGATATTGCTGAAGCATTTAATGATGATTTAGCGGACGCCGTTCATTCATTTACTTGTGACCGGATCTCAAGAAAAGATTGGGATCCTAAAACTGAAACTTATGTCGAAGTTAAAGAAAACTATTCTGGTCGTGGCGTTCTGTTTGGCTCATACAGTCAATATGAGATTCAGACGCTTGGAGTACTGGCCACAGATAAAAAGGCTACAGTGCTGCAGAATGAAGTTACCAAAGAGCCAAAGATTGATGATGAGTGGTTAACAGCCTTAGGCTCATTCCGGGTAATTCATATTCAACAGGATCCAGCTTCTACTATTTGGAAATGTCAGTTGAGGAAGGTATAAGCTTGTATTGATTAATTTAGTTGATTTAAGCTATATACCTATTTTTAAAATACTTTCTTGGGGAAATTATGGGGTATATCGTTAAGTTAACCGATTCTGGTAAATATTTAATTCCAGACAATGAGGGATTGCTTACTACAACAGATTCAAAAGAAAAAGCTGTAGAATTTGGTCAAATAGATGATGAAGAGTCTGCTAAGTTAACTGCCCATAGTTTTAGTGGTGGAATGACAACTGGCGTTGATTTCATAATTGAGAAGGTGTAATTAAATTATGGCAACTCAAGCATATGTAATCGTCATTGAAATCCCAGAAAAGAAATGCCCAAATGTAAGAGGCAAAGCTAGTCTAATTAAAGATGGTAAGGCAAAAGTTTATCTTTCAAATAATACAACTTCTAGAGATGCTGAAAATGGCTTTGACCGATATGGAGTTACAGGTGGTCGAAATGCTGTAGTAGTAACTGAGGCAACATTTCCAAAATACGAAGAAGAAATTACTAACTATCTTAATCGAAGATTTGGAGAAGACTGGTCTTTAAAATTAGAAAAGTGCTCAGTTGCATAAATTAAAACCCACTTCGGTGGGTTTTTTAATGGGCGCAATTTAGGAGTTTGAATGGTAAATACAAACTACGTTCCTTTGTGGCTTATCTCACCATTTCAGCATGTGCATTACACATTAGTTCGAAATCAACTGCATATGGATTTGCTATTTGAGGACATGAATAAGGTCGATCAATTCTTGTCTATTGAAGGGGCTGCAGCTCAGGTTGATTTCTATTCCGAAGGTGCATATGCAGTTGTTCAGCTTGGTGATACTTCAGAAAGAAATCAGATTGAAGTGTATGGATTGCTTTTACATGAAGCTGTTCATGTCTGGCAAAAGATTAAAAAGCTCATGGGTGAACGAGAACCGAGCTCTGAGTTTGAAGCTTATTCAATTCAGGCGATCGCTCAGGATCTCTTTAAGATGTATGAGGAAAGCGAGGTTAAAAGTCATGGGGTGGAAGGGGAAAAAGCCGACTAGTTTTAGTCTTGATGTGTCTAAAGCAGCAGAAGCACATGTAAAGAATATTGTCATGGATACCGTGCAATCCTTAGTTAATTTAAGTCCTGTTGATACTGGAGCATACCGTGCTTCACATATTGTTTCGATTGGATCTGCTGATTTCGGCGTGCGTGAACCTGAAACAAACCCAATTCAAGATGCAGCAATTCAAGCTGTAAAGATTAAATTGGGCAATTTGGTTTATATCCAGAACAATAAAGCTTATGCACCCCGCTTAGAAAACGGCTGGTCTGATCAAGCACCACAAGGTATTTATGGCCTCACGTTTAACTTTATTTCTCAAAAGTACGGTGGTTAAGATGGCAATGACTTTAGAGCAAACAAGGCAAGCTATTATTGATCGTATGCAAAGCTTTACTGGTATTGCGCAGGACAGAATACAGTATCCAAATGCTCCAGGCTTTAATGTACCTAAAGATGGTGTTTGGTGCCGCTTAACGATTGCAGGTGGTCCCAGTTTTAATTCTGGCATTGCAGATAAGCCATGTACTCGCCGTACCGGTAATATCATGATTCAATGCTTTGCACGTCCCAATTCAGGAATAATTGAAATCACAAAATTGAGTGATGCATTACTTGCTCATTTTGAATATTTCACAATCGAACACTTAGAATGTTTGAATGGCCAATCTATTTATGCGGGTAAAGATGCTGATTTCATTCAGTATAATGTGAGCATTGGGTACAAGGTGAATTGATATGTCATGTATGCTGACTTTAGAAGAAATCGAAATTAAACGGCAAGAACTGGAACGGCATCTTGAAGATGTTATGTCTGTTGAGTTGAGCAAATGGCAATCTGAAAACAAGCTATGTGTTTCTGATGTGAATATACGCTTGGCTAATGTTGTTAGTCTCGGAGGGCCTAAACATAACGTTGTTACTGGAGTAAGTGTCGATTTAGATAATGAGCTTTGAGTTCAAGAAAAAGCTACTGCAAGGCGATTATTTTTAATGACCTCAGCATATTATCATTTGTGATTACATTCTGTTACAGTAATGGAAATTTATAACAAATGGTAAAACATGAAAAAATCAACTTTAGGCTGGGGTGCCGCAGGATTAGTAGCTTTAGGGATTTTTGGTTCAGGCAATGATAACTCTCCAAAACAAACTTCAGACTCAGAAAATGCGCAGAGTGCAGTAGAGGAAGTTATCGAATCAAAATATATCAACACTAATTCTTTAAATATTAGAGATAAACCAAACGGTCAAGTAGTAGGAAAGTTAGGACGTGGGGAAAAAGTTGATATTTATGAGATGAAAGGAAACTGGGCACGTATTTCCTTAAATTCCTCATCACCTCAGTGGTTATCAACAAAGCTATTATGTGAAACGGATGGCTGTTTTAAACAAAAGTCTCGATCAACCACGTCAAATAATTATCAGGCCTTAAAATCTCATCCTCATCATTCTGAAAGAAAACAGAAAAAAACCTACTACGATAGTGATTGTTCATGTGCTGTGGTGGATTATTGCGTGGGTCCTAGAGGTGGGCACTACTGTATTACGAGTGGAGGAAACAAGAGATATAAACCTAGATATTAATTAATTTGAATTATGAGACCTCCATTTTGAGAGGTACTTTATGTCTTAATCACTACCACCTCATCGGTGGTTTTTTTATGTCTATAGGAATCACTTATGAGCAATTTTGTATTTAAGCGTGGTGACACTTTCAACTTAAATCTTCAGCTAGTTGATATGGATGAAGCCCTGCAATATCCACCAGATGATGTGCGCCGTGCAATTGATCTTACAGGTTATACCTTCACTTCACAGGTTAAAGCTCTGGCTGATGGTGCTACTGTGGCCACATTAACTTGTACTGCATTAAGCCAAAGCACACAGAAAGGGTGGCTGAACATTAAATCTAGTGCAAGCACTGCAACTTGGCCTTTAGGGCTGTGTCAGATGGATATTAAAGCTGTAGTTAGTGGCACTACACAGCACACTGAAACTTTGACTTTCCAAGTGATTGACGGAGTAACAGCATAATGGCAAATCTTGTTTTTAAATTTAGTTGGGATCATCGGCCATTCCCATATAACGCCTCACAGGGCAAGCGGCAGTTTATGTTGCCATTTGCGTCAGGTATTCCCAATCTGGCACCCAACTTTTCTCAAGTAGTTGGTACTGCAGCTATCTCTCAAGGTGGAACGGGGGCAACTACAGCGGCTGGTGCACGAGCTAACCTAGGCGCAGCTGCAAGTGGGGTAAATAGTGATATTAGTGAGCTTAAGGGACTTACAACCCCTTTATCAATTTCTCAGGGAGGATTAGGAGCTGATAATGCACAGACAGCTAGAATGAATTTGGGGTTAGGAACTGCTGCTGTACTAGCGTCAACAACAAGTCAATATGATCCTACGCCGGGACGAGCACTAAGAGTCGGTGATTGGGGGATAGGGGCTGAAGGTTCTCGTGTATCTGATATGGTTGCTCCTCTTAATAATGGTTTTTTTCGAACAGATGACACTTTAACAAATGATACTGGTAATAGTATTGGTCCTTATGGTTTCTTTTTACACTGTACCCGACGCTCAATGGGTTTATATACAAATGGAAGTCATTCATTTCAGCTTGGGAAAGCTGCCTCATATTCTGCCCTGAAGTATCGATTTAATAATAGTGGTACTTGGTCTAATTGGTTTAATTTATTGACTGCACAAAATACTACAACTGATGGAAATGGTTTTATTAAAGCCGCTTCACCAGTCGTTAAGCTTTTCCAAAGTCATATTGAGCTAAATAACGATGCTGCCAAGCAACCGATCACTTTTGACAAATTAGGCACTGGTGACTATCTGATTAAGGGCTCTTTAGGCTTTGCACAGGAAGGTTGGTATATCGAAGTACCTAAGGATGCCAACGGTAATACGGTAGTAGCAGTTGAATATTCAACCTTAGAAAATGGTGATCTTTCTATTAAAACTTATAAACGTAAGTTTGATGTGGAAAAGGCAGCCATTGTAGCTGATCTCGAAAATCCACTTGATATTCCAGAAGGCCGCTGGATTGATATCCGTCTGCATGAAGAACCTGAACCAGAGCCTGAAGAGCCGTTGAGTGAAACACCAGTGGATTTCCAGCCGACTAACTTATCTCAGGCAGTTGCTGCAGCCATGAATGGCGTGGAACCGCCAGAAATCTCAGAAACAGACGAAACACTTTAATAACCCGCTTAAACAGCGGGTTTTTTATTGCCTAAATTTTGGAGAACCATAAATGAGTTCAGGCGCAAAAATTCGATTATATGCTTGTGAGGAAGCAGTTTTAGGAACAACTCCTGCAAATCCAGTCTGGTACACCGTTCGCCGTGTTACTGATAGTTTGACTGAAAATGTTACTACTGAAGATAGCAGTGAAGTAGTTGATTCACGTTTTCGCCAAGGCGCTGTTGTAACGGAAGCCGAAGTAACTGGTCAACTAGAGTTTGAATTATCACTAGGTACCTTTGACTTATTCTTAAATGTTCTCGCTTTCAATAACTGGGCTGCAAATGCTTTAAGTTTTGGTGGTGGAGTACGTAAGTCTCTTACCTTGGTAAAAGTCTTTGAAGATATTGGTCAAGTCTTTATTTATCGTGGTATTCAAGTGAATACAGGTGAAATGACGATCCAGACCACAGGCAAAATCACTGGTAACTTTGGTTTAGTAGGTAGCTCATTTACGCGACAGCAGGTTAATCCTGTTACAAATCCTATTCCAGCATCGACTCGCCCTCTGGTGAGTATGCCAAATGTTGAAAAGCTACTTATTAATGGTCAATCAATTCAGGGTAAAGCTTGTCTGCAGACACTTACCATCAACTTTAGTAATAATCTGGAAGCGATCCGTTGTATCGGTTCTGGTAAGTACACGCCTGAGTTTTACTTAGAGAAAATGATGGATATTGGCGTAAATGCTAATTTCATGTTTTCAGCAACATCTGCTTCTTGGATTGATGCTATTAAAACCCGTGATGTATTTACATTGACCTTCGATATTACAGATACCAAAGGCAGTAAGTACTCGTTTAACTTCCCGCAACTTGAAGTTAAGGAAGCAAATCACCCTGATGGTGGTGGCGATGACATTATTACAATAGATATCAATTTTGCCCAAGTGCGTACCAGTCCAACGATTGTACGTGCTCTTGTGTAATCAACTTATTCAGTAACAAAGCCTATGGAAACCCATGGGCTTTTTTATTTCTAAAAATTAGAGGTTGTTATGGCTTTAAAAGTCGGAATTATTAAAAGCTCAGACGTATCAAAATGGTGTGAATACAAGGGTGCTGATGGCGATGTACAGGCTGAGTTCAAAGTCCGTGGTATCGCTTATAAGCCTTTTCAGGTAGCTATTGAACGGGCAGGAAACCAGATCTCGTCTAAAGGCTATGATGTGATGGTCAAAGATGAAGATGCCAAGCTTTACCACGAGCTTTTAATGGATGCATGCGCGGCCCACTTAATCGAAGACTGGAAAGGTGTGGTATTTGCCGAAATCGTAGACGGTAAAACTGTTGAGTCCGAAAAGCCATATACACCTGAGAATGCCTCAAAGCTTCTTAATCTTGGTGATATTGGTATTTCAATCTGGCTATTCATTAAAGAACAGGCCCAGAAGATTCAGGAAGACGCAGACAAGGACAAGGCTTTAATTCTGGGAAAGTCATGGAGCTCTACAAATACCAAAAAACGTATGCGTCGAAAACGCCGCACGAAATCGAGCAAATCAAGTTCTTAGGCGGCCGTATTCCGGATCCGCCAGAATATTCGTATGCGGCTGATTCAATTCTTTCGGCATTTAGCACTATATGTCGATCCAGACGTTATGAGCAAAGCATACCGTTATCTTTAGATCAGCAGGCTATCAATGTCTATGCTGAGCATAATGATTTGCCAGTGGCTGCTCATATTTTTAATGACTGTATTTTTGCGTTGGATAATTTGTTTTTGGAGGAGTGCCATAAGAAG